GTTTGTTGTCCCCAACTTACATAGGTATCAGCAATAGATTTGATTGCTGTTGCCGTATCAAAGAAGTTGTAAGTCCAAGTTGCTGGAAGAGAGTTACTTGCGGCAGTAAAGTTGCCATCGTATTTTGTTCTGTATAAACCTGAAGCCGAACTAGTTACTGAAGCAACGTTTCCACCTGGGTTGTATGGTGTACCAACGGTTGCGTATGTAATTCCTGCCAGACCAACAGCACCTAACTTGTAAGGTGTATCACCTGATCCTGGAACTGGATAGTCACCGTTGATATCGTCGCCTTCGTAGTCTACTGAACTGGCCATTGCGGCGTTTGTACCAGCCTCTTCAATTTGCCACTTACCGTCTGTTGTGCTTGTTGCAAATGTCCAACCTGCTGTATCCATACCAACTTTTGTGTTGTTATTAGTTACAGGATTAACAGAAATTCTGTGTGCGGCAATTTTATAAACATGGCGAACAGTATTGTCGTCGTACTTTACAGTAATAGACATTTCACCTGCTGTTAAATCTGCTGAGTTTTTTGTTTTTAAACGGCAAATAGCTGTAGTACCGTTAGCATCTTTACACTTGAATTTTTTAGTTCCAAGTTGTTTTACGATGTAACCTTTTACACTTGATGTACCGTTATGAAATTGTACTTTGATGTTGTTTGAAGCGTTGGCTCCAAACAACCTCTTATTGAGAGGTCTTCCCATTTGTTTCTCCTTATGTGTCGTTCTATGACATACGCGGTGGGCACCGCATAATAATCTAGACTGTATATTTAGTATAGACAAGAAAAAGCCCACCGAAGTGGGCTTTGATTCTTTCCAAGATGGATTACTGGAAACTTACGTTAGCAGTAGTGATCTTGACCTTACCTAGGTAGTCAGCGGCATTACCTAGAGAAGAAGCAGTATTGTTCAACTCTAAATAACCGTAACGTGTTAGGAAGCCAACAACTGGCTCAAATGTGTTAGGATCTAACACAACACCAGAACTCATCAATGGGATGTATGGGCAATAGAATGCTGGAGCATCAGCTTCAGAAGCACCCTTGTAACCAATTAGAACTTGGTTGTCATCATCGCTGTCGCTCTTATAAGCGTCAACATAAACACGCATTGCGTTGTTCAATGTACCAACGAACTTGGTGTTTGTTGGAGCTTCGAATGTGCCTTCTGTAGTACGAGCAAACGCACTAGTTGTAGCAGACTGTAGCAATGTTAGTGCTAAGTTAGAAACAACAGCCCAATTTGCAGCACCACGACGTGTACGCTGAGCGATCAAGTTAGCAACACGGTTGATTTGGATTGCCAATGCGGCATGCTCGTCACCAACGAATGTAGCTGTACCAGAAACTAATGACTGGTCATATGTTTGTTCAACACTTGCTAAAGCACGTAGAGAAGCTAGGATCTCTTGGTCGATTTCAGCAGTAATTTCTTGTGCTAGAGCGGCCATGATTTCAGCTTCGATGTCAATACCTTGTTGAGCTTGAGCATCTTGTGCAGCTTCGAATGTCCAACGAGCTGATAACTTACGGCTCTTGGCTTCAACGCTTGCTTTCAAGATTTGAATGCTCATTCTGTTACCTGGACGACCTTCTAGTGCGCTTGTTGCGGCAGCACGAGGAGTTGTGTTGTTGTCGTTACCAGAATACGCTTGAGCGATCTTGAATGGACTTAGTGCTTCTTCACCAGCTGTAACTTCAGTAGAAGTGTCAGCATAACGAACACGCAATGTGTGAATCTGTCCAACAGGGCCTGTCATTGGCTGAACACCGATGATTTCGTTAGCGATAACTGTTGGCATAACACGACGGATAACTGGAAGAATTACACGGTTTAGTGTAGCAATGTTTCCAGAACTAGTAGCACCACTTGTTGCGGCTTCTGCTAGGTACTTACGTGTGTTCTCTAAGCAAACGCTCATAGAAGCTTTACGGTTACCCTGTAGGCCTTCAAGCAGAGCGTCTTTGGTCTCTGACCATCTTTCATTTAATAATTGTGACATTTTAATATTGTCTCCTTGAATATATTATTTCGATAAGCCCGCTAGTTTGCGGATATCTAAAATGTTGTCTACGCCTACCTGAGGCTGTTTAACTTCGCGATCACCTGTAACAGAGGCGCTTTCAGTTAGTTGTGCTTTAGCCGGAGCCTTTGCACGCTTAACGTCACCTTCCATAACTGCTGGTAGATACTTATCAAACGCAATGTTTAACTTTTGTGTTTGAACAGACTCTAACAACTCTGTCATAATCGCTTTCTTTTCAGCACTCAGAGGTGCCAATAACTCACCCATTACTGCTTTGCGCTCCATCAAATCTTTTGTAACACGAATTTCGCGCTCTTTAGATTCAATTAGTTTTGCTTTGTCTGTAACGGATTGTCTTGCTTCTACTAGCTCTAATTCTTTCTTATCGATAACTTTTAACAATTTACTTGTTTCAGATTTCTCGTTTAGATAGCTTGAACTATACTCCTGAGCAAACGCTTCGAACAAACGGCGTCCAAAACTGTTTTGACGGGCATCTTCAATATCTTCCTTGAGTTGTTTCATCTCGGTTTTCAATTGCTTTGTTATGCTTTCTTCAACAATCTTAGCACTACGTTTGATAAACTGTGCTCTTACTTCGTCGAATTTTGCTTTTGCTTCACGAACTAACTTAACTTTAGTTTCAGCTAGGTCCTTCTTATCAACAGCAAACTCTCTGATTTCTTTTGCTAGGGCTGTTACAATGAACTGCTCTAACTTAGAAAAATTCTCAGCAACTTTTTGACGGTCACCTTGGAATTCTCCTAACTCTTTACCAAGTTGTTTAATAACAAATGATTCTAATACTTGTGCATCAGAAGTCATTTTGTTCTTATAAGCTAGTCTAGTTTCAGCTAAACTTTTCTTATCAGTAACCAACTCGGCCATCTCTGCGGCCAATCGCTCGCTAACCATTTTGTCAAGTGCTTCAACCATAACGCTCTTATCATGAGCATATTTTTGAGCAAACTCTTCACGTAGGTTCGCGGTGACTTGGTCGCGATTTTCTTGAATTTTTTGATTGAATGCGTTTTCAATTTCAGACTTTACTTGTTCTGACATGACACCGCTCTCTACCAATTGTTTGAATGCGTCCAACATCACTGTTTCTCCTTATTTTAAGCCTTTGATTACGTTAAGGAGTGATTCCTTAAGGTACTTCTGGGCTTTCGGATCTTCTTTTACCTCTTGTGCGACCATCCACGCTCCATAGCCTCCACGTGCATTCATGAGATGTTCATAAATTGGTGTAGGATATGCGCCTGGCGCACTTGGTTGGGCTACTATGTCGACTGTAATGATCTCAAACTCAGATACTTCTCCGCTGCCATCGTTAACGTTGCCGCTACCGCGTGAACTAACGCCAAGTTTTACTCCGCTTTCAAGCATAGTACGAATTAGATTACCCATCGGTGTAGGAAGGATTTTCATCTTTCCATAGCCATTAGGACCGTCCATCCACATATCTGTGATCATGTGAGACACACGGTCTAAATTCACTTTTAAGTCATCTGGATGATCTACTTCACCTAATACTGAATACCCGTTTTGTATTTGGTCGTTAAGAGTCTTAACAGCGTTTGTAATTTCCCCAACTGGGTACACACGCTGATTAGCATTCCTAACGCCACCTTGGATGCAGATGCCTTTTAGATAAAGGTTCTTTCCATCCTTGTCGTCAGACTCGAGTACAACTCGAGCCTGATCAAAACTTAGGTGTTCTCTTAGATAAGATAAAGGTTTCATCCAGGTTTCCTAATTATTGTCTACGATCAGCTGGAGAACGTGTGTTACCGCTACCTGTTTGTCCTGCTGGACCTCCAGTGTTTGCGCCAACGCCTTGGAATTCAGCAGTTTGACCTTTCTTCTCGGCGCCATGGCCTTGAGTTACTTTTGATAATTTCTTAACGCCAGTTGTAGAACCGTTCTTGTTTGTTGTTACACCGTCAGTGAATTCACCTTTTGTGTTGCCAACTAAACCACGAGAACCTTTGTCTGCGTTAGGACTTGTACCACTCATCTCACCAACGCCTGTACCACCGTTTAGGATGTTGTGTGCGCTAGCGGTAGTTGTAGGACGTCCTTTTGGATTTTGTAAGCCTACGCTTTTTGTTCCTGTTTCTGTTGCTTGACCAGCTTTATCGCCTGTACCAGAACCTACTGGACGTGGACTTTTCATGCTGTTCTTTTCCCAGTCGTTTCCAACTTTCTCAACATACTCACGAACTTGAGTACTTTCCATACCCATCATTTCATCTTCGTCGCCTTCTTCGTCGTCGGCTTCTTCACCATCATCTTCACCACCGAAGTCTGGATCATCTTCACCGTCGCTGTGCTCTGGCTCGTTCTTTTCGTCGGCCATTAGTGCTTCGAATTCTGCTTTTAGTTCTGCTAGAGCATCTTCTAAGTCTTCGATACGCTCTTCGTCAGTACCACCAGAACCTAGTTCATCTCCACCAAACTCGTCGTCACCGCCCATATCGTCGGCACCGCCAAGTCCACCCATTTCATCGTCACTACCGACGTCGCCCATCATGTCATCTGCAGCATCGCCACCGATTTCAAATGTTGTTTCTTCGTCAATAGATTCATCTTGTTCTTCGTCCTCTTCGTCAGCGGACTCGTCCATTTCTTCTTCGTCTTCTTCTGCTTCTTCAGCAATTAAATTCTCGTATATATCACGTGACTTCTCAACAACGATATCATGAAATAGCTCGTGAGCTTTTTCCATTTCTTCGTTTACGAGTAAGTCTAAAAGTTGTTCCATCTTTGTAGACATTGCGGGTTTCTCCTTAATTTAGATTAGATGCGGCAAGGCTGTCTTATGGTGTATTTACAGCCGTTCGAGTATACTTATGTGAAATAGGCCAAAAACGAAGCATTTTTGGTTAAACCAGATTTGGGCGCGGTGTCCCTTGTGATATTTTGTTAAAAATATTTAGTTCTGTAATTTAAGAGTTATCAGAACAGTTTATTATTGACCAGCGGCTGCTTGCTCTTCAGGTGTTGGATTTCTGTACATTGCTTGTATAAGTTGTACATCTTCCATGCGTTCTTTCTCTTTTGTTTCGCTAGCTTTGCGTAGATCGTGAATCATACGTAGTGTCAAACGAGTCTTACGCATATCCTTAGACGTAATAATACTTTGATCGTGAAAGGGATCGTAGCTAGGATCTTCTTCTTGATCCTTGTTATTTTCGTTAAAATATATAAACTCGTTTAATAGCATAGGAGTATTTACCAAATTATGCCGGAGGAGCAGGTGCGTTATCAGGAGGTGCAGCTTCAGCACCCGCTGCCATTCCGTCTAGTTCCGGAGCTTCTCCGCCAGCACCTAATGTATCCATTTCGGCGCTTGCTCCAGAGCCTGTAATACCCGCAGAACGCAATTCAGCGGCTGCAGTTTGACTTTCTTTGCTTAGTCCGTTCTCTTCTTGCCATAGTTCTTCGTTCTCTGCAATCTCTTCTTTGCTTAGTCCTAAGAAGCGTTTTAGCGCAAATCGTTTACTAATATGTGGTATAGCTACCATAGTACCAAACGTGGTTACACGGGCTGTATCCATTTCTGCTTGACGGTAAGCGGCAAAGTTTTGTGGGGGATTGAACTTTAAATCAAACAAGTTAGGATCAAAGTTAATACCCTTTTCCATCATGTATGCTTTAAATTCTATATCAAATTTCTCATTTAATAAGGACTGTAAACGCTCGCAGTACTTGTTAAATCTTAGCTCTTGGATGTATGCCGTTCCAACTCTGCCATCATTGAAATTGCTTCCGCCATCATCGCTACCGGTAGGTAGATAAGAGCTTGGAATACGCAAAGCACGGAAAAGTTTATTAGTAAAGTATCTAAGGTCATCAATTTCTCCTAAGTTTTGTCCGCCCTGTAGGATTTCGACTTTAGACCCGCGTCCTTCCGAAGTCTGTGGGAAAAAGTAATCTTCATTAATGCTTAATGGGTTGTAGGAACTGTCAATAACACTTGCTCCACCGCCAGTAACACTAGGAATGCGGCGTTGGTTGACTTCGTTTTTAACACGTTCAACAAAAGACATAGCAAGGTGACTTGGCATATTACCAACGTCAATATAAAATACTCTGCGTTCAGGAGCTCGTTGTACACGATAGATAATAATGCTGTCTTCCAGCAGTTCCTTTTGTTTGTAAACTTTAAAGATACTTTCCATCAAGCTGTTACCAAATGGGAAGTTGTTGTCCAATCCTTCGCTTAGACTTAGATGGACAACATGCTCTGCGTCAATTGCCCATTCGTTTTGTTGTTTGTTAAAACGGCCGCCGGCATTAGGAGTAACGGCACCAGTCATACCGCGGTTCATACCACTGTTTGATTGTCCGTAGGTTGTGCCACCACCCATATTGTTTCCAGGTACACCTGGATTAATTGTAGTTACAGTTAAGTTTTGAAAATTAACATTCAAGTCACGAATAATATATTGCTCGGGCTTCTTGCCTTCGCTTTCGTTAACAATGATACGATCGACTTTTTGTGGATCTACATACATCCATGCTTTTGTTTCTGGATCACGGATAAAGAAACAGTCACCGTATTTGAATGTGTTGCGAACAACTTTAAAGATACGATTAGTAAATTTGTTCAAGCGAGCCCACTGCTGTAGGTACTTGCTGATAATTTTAATTTCAGTTTGTGTAGCTTGATCTTTAAAGAAGATTTCAAACGGTGTGCCGTTCTCGTCATTGGATTGTGTACAAAACTCAGCTAGGATGTCCAACGCGGCATTGACTTCTGAGTCGCTGTCCATTGTGTCATACTGCCCGTAACGTTCTAAACGATTTGGATGCCCAGAATAAACATCGGGCAAATAACTTGAATAGTTAGATCGTGCGGCTCCCGGGCCGGTTCCCATACTCATTGCTCCGCTAACTGGTCCGCGCTGTCCAGTTGTGTTAACCGGAGTAAAGTATTTTTTCCAACTCATATATTATTAAGCCCTTTTCAATATATTGCCATTTAAGTTATTAACAGCATCAATTGTTCTACGTTGATAGTCTGCTAGTGTCTTGAGAACTACTAAAGCATCTTTGTTATTTAAGTCTACAGCAGGGGTTGCGGCAACTTTTTCTTCCTTCTTCTCAGCAGTCTTGGCAGTATTTTGGGCAGTCTGTGTTTCTGTTTTTGGAGCAGTTGCGTTCTGTTGCTGTGTCTTGTTAACTTCGGCTTTCCAATTTCCTGGAGGATTCTTAAGAATGTCTTGGACTTTTGCCAAGGCATCTTTTGGAACTTGAGCTAGAGTGTTCTTCCCTGAGTATACACCATACGCCCAATCGTTAGCAAGTTTATCAATTGCTCCTTGATTCTGAGAAGCAGCCGCTTGCGTGTTTGGAGTCGCTTGAGTTTTTGTCTCTGCTTTCTTATCTCCAACACCGTCAAACCACTTGCTTGGACTGAATAAAGTCTTAACACCTTCCCATATTCCGCTTATTAGTTCTTTAAAGGCATCAATAATTCCTTTCCACATGTTACTAAACAACTGAGGAAGAGATTTAAAGTCACCTTGTAAAAGTGCTTTAACAATTTTGATAAAGTTTTTAACTGCTTCCCAAAACGGTAACACAGCATCCATCAATCCGCTAATAATTGGTTTTAATACTGGAACTAATATATTTGATATAATCTTAACTATAGCACCGATAGAATCTGCAATTGCTGTAGCAACAATATTAATAATATCGGCAATGTCATTGAATACTGGACCTAATTCACTTCCTATTTGACTAAAGATAGGGCCAGCTTTATCAAATACAGGTTGAAATATATCTCGAATAGCATCAAACACAGTCTTTAACGCTCTACCAAGGCCTTCGCCGATACCTTTAAAATCTATTCTACCAATTGATTCTGCTAGCAATCCATACATCTGTGATAAGCCTGAAAAGAAGCTTTTAAAGAAAACTACAATTGATCCAGTGTCAACAGATTTAAAACTGCCGAATACGCCTGTAGCAAAATCTTTAATACCAATAAAAAATGTTCTTAGATATTTTCCAAGATCCTCAAAGTTAACTGACTTAACTA